TAGCGACTTTTTTTGATGGTGAAAAATAGTAGAGTTCATTTAATTCATTAATAAAAAACTTGTCACTTTTTGACTTATTAAATTCATCAAAACTTTTATCAGTCCCATGATAAACTATCTTTTTAATTTTTGAATCTTTAAACGGATTTCCACCCATCGGGCTTTTAGAGGTTTCTGTGGTGGTTATGTCGCCCGGCCCCTTTTTAGAGGTCATGGCCTGTTCTTTATCACCTTTTTTACCGGAATACAAGACCCCCTGTGCCTCTCCCATCCGGTCAATCCGCCCCTCTCTCACATTCTTAACCGTGTCCGTCAAAACCGACCGTATTTCACCGTCAGTCAGGTTCAAGTTAGGAACAAACTTTCTCAACCATTTTCTAAATATCCGAACCAAATCATCCCAAAACGACTTGCCAAGGTTTCCGGCCTCGATCTTTCGGGCGCACCATTCGTCTGCGGCCACCCGGACCGCGTTTTGATCTTTGAAGTTTAACTTGGGATCATGCTTTAGAAGTTCATCCTTTTTAGCCTTGGAAATGCCGTCCAGAAAGCCGTCCAGCTCCGGTCCCAATAAAAGCCTTATTCCCCTATGGCCTTCGCCTTCATGCTTAAAAACGGGCAATACGCGGCCTTTTGATAGATTGTTACCAATAAACCAAACCGTATCAGTAAGCTTGTCATAGAATCCCTCGATTTTCTTGTTACTTTTCTTGGAAAACGCTACAACCTGTTTTCGTATCCGGCCGGAAAGTTGTTCCTCTGATTGAGCAAACTTGACCGTTGGAAATTGGGTCATGTTTTGCATGTATGGCAGAATGATATCCCATACCTGGTCTTCGGTGGTTTTGTTTTTGGGTTCGGCTGTGGAGTAAAGGGGTTCTTTCTCGCCTTCTGCCAGCTTGGGTTTGGCTTCAATACCCTCTTGCTTTAATATTTCCTTTTTAACATCCTCGGAAACTTTTTCATTTAAAAGCCAGTTGGTAAAATGGTTAGAATCATATACTTTTGCCTCTCTAACCTTTTCGTTAATATCTGCAATATCAGAAGGTTTTAATTTCTCAACAGGCTTGCCTATGAGTTTTTTGTATTTGTTAATCTCGGCTCCATAATTAATACGCCCTTCGGTAGATGGCCTGAATTTTTCATTTCTTACAGCAGCAGGGAATTGAGATTTCACACGCTTTTTAAAATCAATCAAACTATCTGCGGCAATATCAAATTCACCATCACCGGGAACTTCAAATTTGTAGAATTGAGACCCAAGACTCCCCATATACTTTTCTGTTTCAAATTGTTTTCGTATCTGTGCAACACTTCCTTTAAGATTATTCCCTTTAATATGATTATCAACTGCCGTATCAATCGCCTTATCAATCTCAGCCAAAAGATATTTCTTCTGCTCTTTCGGTGTCAGGTCTTCAGCCTTTGACTCAAGCATTTCAACGGATACGGTCTTGTCTTCCTTGCCGGTAATTTTGATTTCTTCTTTGGGTTTCTTAGCTTCCCCCGGCCACTCAACAACAGACTTCCTGTCAACCTTAACTTTCTTCCCCGGCTTGACATTCCCTTGTGCATCCCTGCCAGCGGTCAGGGTAACTTCAACCTTGCCCTTGTGTTTACCACTCTTGATTTCCCTTGCGGCTATGATGGGTTTTTGAGCGTTCTTTACCCATGCTGTGCCTATGGGTTCTTTCTCTTCCTTCCCCTCGGGAGCTACCTTTGTCCCTTCGGGGGAGGGAGGGGGCTTTAAATCAGGATACTCGGCAAGAACTTCTTTGGGTACGGGTTTGCCTTCGTTAATGGCGTGCTTGACAAACCTTTCGTGAGAACCACCTGTCAAATAGTCTTTAGGTAATATACCACTATCAATCTTTTCTTGAATCTCTGCTTTTGTCTGTTGCCATCCAATATCCTTAGAAGGAATTTTACCCTCTAATTTGGCTTTACGAATAGACGCTTCATGCTCCATTGAAACAATATCTTCTGCTTTCTTTTGCAAAGCAGATGTCTTTGTTATTGGAGAAGTTTTTTTGACGGATCTTAGAACCTCTGGAAGTCTTTCTTTTCCATATTCGCTCCTTGTCATCTCCCAAGGCTCTTTCGCCTTACCCTCGCCCTCTTCAGCAATAACGGGCTTTTCAGCCTCCGCCTCAGCATACTTACCCAACAACTCTTCAGGTACGGCCTTACCCTCTGCCTTTGCGTCACGGAGCAATTCCCTGTGGGCATCCTTCCCATGGGTTTCCTGATAGAACTTGGCAATGTCCTGTGGCGAATATTTATTTATCTCACCCAAGGCCAGAGGAGTTTTCGCTTTATCCTCTCCGGGCAACTCTTTCCCGGTCGCCTTGTGGATTTTACCGCCCTCGGCAAACTTTTCAAACTCATCGATGTTCATTTCCCATGGGGGGTTGGTGGGTTCGGTGGATTCCGGGGTCAGTTTGATTTCGTGCATCTTTCCATCTTTAGAAGATAGGAAGATACTATCAATAACCGTTTCTTGGCCTTCAAGAGACTTATCGCCTATATATTTTTTACCCTCACCTTTTTTTACATAGGCAATAGTGGCATGGGGTTTGTAATCTTTAAAGGTTTCGCCCGGAAGATCTACCGTTTCGCCAACTTTCTTATTGGCCTTCTCTAAATCAGGGCTTTCAATATCGACCTTAACGACGTCGTAATTGTCGGTTTCAAAAATAGAGACCTTGCCGAACTTTACTTTTACCGGCCCCAAGTCTTTAAATGCGGGTTCAATATCTTTAGGATTTGTTGTTTCGAGTCCATAACGAACGGTAATGTGTGGTGCATCCTCACGACCGTAATCATTATTATCTGGTTCGGTATAAAGTTCTTCTTCGGGTATTTTTTGAGCAAGATCCTTAATGGGTTTTGCAGATTCTTCAGGAAGATTAACTTGCGTATTGCTGTAATCGTGTACGGTCTTCTCAGGCCCAATCAACCCGTTCTTCCTAAGAAATTCACCCGTTCCCGGCTTGAGCATGTCTCGCATGGCTTTGTCTTCTGCTGAAAGTTCGGGCTTGGTGGCTTTGGGTTTTATCCCTTCATATTTGTTAGCCATATCTACGGCAAACGATTCCACAGCTTTTGGTGTAACAGGAATTAATGATAACGATTCCATTTTTTCAACAGGAAGTGGCGTGTCTCTGTATAAAACACCAACCCTTCCAGACTTATCAGCAGATACTTTTCCTTTGACACCAACGCCTGTAAGCGGTCTTAACGGTGAAACATAGGCATATGGAGCCTTTTGCAATTCGTCTTTATGTGGATGTTCAAATGTCGCTTCTTCCCATGACTCAACTGCGTTTGGAGTATTTTTTGCAAGCCTTGAAACAGGATTGTCAAGCTCTTTGTAATTATCTTTAATTGCTTCAGAAAGGGTGTTATGCTCTTCGTGTCCAGCAGGTTCCCCCTCTTCTGTAAATCTTGTTGTTTGAAACTTACCCTTTGTACGGGCAGACCGAGTGACGACCTCGCCATTGTTTAATCTTACAGAAATTGGCTTTTCAGCCTCCACCGATTCATCAGCCGCCGTTCCTTCGACTTTCTCAGGTTTTGCGACTTCTGGTACGGGTTCAGTCTCCAGCTCGACTACGGGCGTCTCAGGAGTTATTTCTTCCGGTGTTTGAAGTACTCCACCTGTTTCAACCTCTTCACCGCCTGTTTCCGGCTTTGGTATGGCCCCCCCAGGTTCTTCCCCTTTTCCGACTTCACCCACCAATTGTTTCCCTTCTTCACGATCACCTTCGGCCTCCTTTTCAAATCCCTTCTCTATCGGCGGAGCTTCCCCGTAAACCTCATCCGGTTCCGGCAACATCTTATCCAATGCCGCTTTCTTCTTCGCAAGAGTTTCCGCCGCATGTTCCATGCCCCGTGTTTTTGCGGTCTGTTCAAGGTTTTTTACCTGTTTGGCCAGTTCAGAGACAACCGACCCTTCCTCTTTCAAGCCTTCCTGAATGATAGCCGCCATTTGATTGCCGTCGGTTATGGAATCGGGAATGGCAATATCGTTATGAACGGCAAAGGGTCTGAGTTCAATGGGGTCCGCATCGTTGAACATTTGCTGTACGCCAGTACCGCGAATAAGCGCCTGGTTCACTTCGTCAAGGCCAAGACCTACGCTTCTGCCTAACTCATGCGCCTGAACATCGTTTATTTCCCCTATGGCAACGGCAAGGGATATATGGTTTCTGATATCGTCCTGTTTCTCGGTGTGAATCTCCTGCTTGATTTCCTGTTCTTTAACCTCAATGTTTTCCGGTGTTGCTCCGCCGGGTTCCTGGTCGGCACGATTAACAGCGGTTGCCCGTATCAGGTCAGGATCGTCAATATCGATATTTTCTTTATTCTTTATGGCCTCAGTAGCGTTAATCCGCCACACTTTAGCAAGGTCCTTGTCAACCTGGCCGAGGATTTCACCAACTTCATTAGCCGCCTGCATACGTTTCTTTGGATCTATAGCACCATTCTCGATCTTTCTTCTGATTGAAACCTGGTGTAAACGTGTGGCACCGGTTCCGATCCCGGCAAAGATTACAGACGCGACAAACGCCGGACCCATGGCCTGTTTCGCTCCCTCCCAAAAGGTAGCGTCTCCGAGACCGATCTTTTTATATTGCTCTGCCTGGACACCGGCGGTCAGCATTTCCATTGAAGTTTCAGAGGCAAGAACCGCACCAGATCTTGCAAGGGCTTCCTTGACTCCCATTTTAAACACTTGGCGAATTCCCGACTTTAATCCTTCTTTTGCCGGGGCGGTCAATGGTTTGGCAACCTTTAGCAATCCACCGGTTATCAGGTCGGAAGCGAATTCAAAACCACCTTCAGCCAATCCCGACCAAATAGCCGCCGGTTCGCTTTCCGCCCGGTCAATGCCCTGCTCATCGGCAAGCTGTATGACATTTTCGTACTCGGCAAGACCAAACGTAAGACCCCCGGACATGGCAAAACCGATCAATGCGCCCATGGGTGCGGTAACCGGGGACGCCGGGCCAAACAATGAACCGATTCCAAAACCGGCTACGGCACCCGGAGCGCCGGAACTTATGGACATGGCCGCCGCCTCAACGCCCTGGGAGATAATACCGGGTTTTTCTTTGGCTCTTAAAATAGAATGTTCGGACCTGAATTGTTCAAGGCCTTCTTTCCCAGCCCTGGCCATTTCTCCAATAGGCCCAACCTCTTGTTCCTTTTCATAACCAAGGGCTTTTCTGGCTATTCTTTCGGTGGCCCCCACCGTATCCAGAAACAAACTCGGCATTTCAACGGCAACACCGCGAACGATCCCGGAAACAATGTCACCGGGCAAGCCTCGTTGTTCTACCTCTTCGCCCGCCGATATCTCTTTATCCCACGAATCGAAGTCCATCCCAGTTGATTTCTGTGGCTTTTGTTCAGCTATCTCTTTGTCCCAAGCGTCAAAATCTATTTTTCCAGCTTCAATTCCCATATTAATAGCCGTATAGCCTTTTTATTGCAGATCTATATTGAGGGTTTTCCATGTAAAATTTCTTCATTTTTTCGGGATTGTTTCTAATCTTTTCAATGGCGGCCTTGGCCTCCGGAGGAAGTTCTGCATCGCCATACCCCGGCGCTACCTGGCCGGTATATTCGTTGTACGGAACCTGTGTTTTATTGCCCTCTATGTCTTCAGTCGTTAACGTGCCGCCAAATTGTTTCAGGGGTACCGTTGTTGTCTTGTCGCGTGTGGCATCAGCCGCAATCCTCGTACTTTCGATATCCGCATTAGCCCCAATATTTGCAACCCGTTCCGCATATTTCCCCCGAATATTGGCAAGTTTCTGTTCACCGCGCCGAGCCAGCTCACTTCCGATTCTTCCGGTTTCGGGGTCAAGGGTTCCAGCTTTTTCGGCAAATGCCTTCATTGCTATATTTCTTTCTCCCTGATTCCTTGCATTATAAAGTGGCTCCCAAGCCTTAACCCTCGGTCCGGGAATAAACGTTCCCGCGTCATTATAATACCCCTCTGGCATGATAGCGTTTTTGTCATAGTTCATATTCGGTTGACCGCCCACGGTCTTTTCCCATGCGTTGCTTGAATATGCTTTGCCCTGTGGTATCCAGTCGGACGATTCAAGGATTTCTCCGGTTCGAGGATCTTTAACATCACCGCCGCCGATTCGCCGTTGTATGTTTTCCCTGGCACGGGTGAAAATTAAAGACCTCGGAACGGTATCCCTTGCGTTAAAAGATGGTGTTGCGTTTGGGTTCAGCAATGGCCGTCCACCCCTGAACGTGTTGGATTCCGTTATATTTTTGGCATATCCTTTTGATGGGGTCTCGTATGCCGATGGATCGACGGTGTTCCGTTTATTGATAGGTTGCCTTGCTTTTTTTGTAGCCACAACCGACGGAGCCGACGCCGCGCCAGCTTCTAGGGGTTTGGCAATGGCTGGCTTTTTCTTCGTTGCCCGTTCCATTAAGGATGTCTTTGCGGGTTCGCGCTCTCCCCTTTGCTCAAATTTTTGCATTTGCGTCTTTGGGTTGAATTGATCTTTAATCTTTTCCCAATCGTCTGTCTCGCCCCTGTTTTCATATGCGGTTTTTATTCGATCAAATATTCCAGCCATTTTATATTCTCCCTTTAATCCTCACATCCTTCACCGGTGGCTTCCTCGCTATAGTGGTGGGTTTCGGTGCATCTTTTTTCTTTTACGCCCTTTGTCAAATCGCTTGAAAATGACTCGCTGTAGTTTTCTGACGATCCAACACGGACACCATAAGATCGTGTATCACCCCGACTTTCGCCAAACCCAAGATGAGCCGACGCTGATACACTGGACATGGCGCTGGATGCCAGTTGCGCGGATACCCTGGCAAGAGACTGAAGATTGTTGGACTGTATTTCGGCCTCGGCAATCGCCGCTTTTAACTGTACATCAGCATCCTTAATCTGTAGCTCAACCTGTGCTTTTGTTTCTTCAATTCTTCCAAGATATGAACGAACCAGGGCATCAATTTCTGTAGCATATCGTTTGGTATCGGCTTCATAAAGAGATACACGGTATCCCATTTCTTTTGATTCGATTTCTCCCTGGGCAATTGATCGTTGAATGTCCGCGCGATATTTCTCAATGTTGGCCTTATAGGTTTCCACCTCACCCTTATTCTTTTCAACCTCGACCTGAACCTTTGCTAACTCAACATCGGCCTTTGCCTTATATCCTCTGACTTCTGCCTCGTATGCCTGGGCCTGGGCAAGGTACATTTTAACCTTTTCCGCTTCCCCGGCAACTTCGGCCTGATATGCGTTATACCTTGCGGTCAAGGCCCCTATCTCTGCGGAGTACGCTTCTACCTGGGCTTTAAATATTTCGACCTTTTCCCGGTTGATTTTGGCCTCGATGTTAGCACCCTCCATTTCGGCACGATATAGGTCAATGATATTCTGAATACCGGCAAGTTGGGCTTTATACAGATCAATCAACCTGGCCTCGGCATCCACCCCCACACGAATACCGTCTATGGTTGCTTTGTAAAATTCGGGTTTCAATCCTTCTGTCCGGGCTTTAGTCTCAAATATCTTTGCCTGTGTCTCGTATTTATCAAGTTTTAATTTCTGCGAATCAAGCTCGGCCTGATAACCTGCAATCTCGGCCTTGTAAAACTCCGGTTTTGCCAGCTCACCTTTTACTATTGAATCGAATATGGACGCTCTGATCTTGTCCCGTTCCAGTTGAGCAACATAATAATCAAGATTCAACCGCTTTCCGTCGATTTCAGTCTTGTAAAATTCAGGCTTTATTAATTCAGTCTTCGCTATTGTATCGAATATGGAAGCATCGGCTTTGTACCCCTCAACTTCGCCAAGAAATACATCGACTACGGCCTTTGTACCTTCGATTTGACTTCGGTAAAAATCAGCTTTTAATCCCTCGGCCTTGGCTTTGGTTTCAAAAACATTCGCTTGGGTTTCGTATTTAGCAAGTTTAAGTTTTTCGGCGTCAACTTCGGCCTGAAGTCCTTCAATTTCGGCTTTGTAAAACTCGGGTTTAATTGATTCTCCTTTAATTATTGAGTCAAACACAATTGCCCTTATTTTGTCCCGTTCAAGCTGTGCGGTGTAAAGATCGAGATTTAACCGTTTACCTTCAATTTCTGTTTTGTAAAACTCTGTTTTTATCAGTTCGGTTTTTGCCAGTGTGTCATATATGGATGCGTCGGCCTTGTACCCTTCGATCTCGCCCAAGAATACATCAACAACCGCTTTCGTTCCTTCAATCTGACTTCGGTAAAAATCAGCTTTTAATCCCTCGGCCTTGGCTTTGGTTTCAAAAACGCTTGCCTGGGTTTCATATTTGGCGAGTTTAAGTTTTTCAGCATCGACCTCCGCTTGCATACCGGCTATTTCTGCCTTATAGAATTCTGGTTTTATTGATTCACCCTTGACTATCGAATCGAATATAATTGCCCTGATTTTATCCCGTTCCAGTTGTGCGGTATAAAGGTCAAGGTTTAATCTTTTGCCCTCGATTTCGGTTTTATAAAACTCTGTTTTTATCAGTTCATTTTTTGCTAAAGTATCATAAACGGATGCTTCGGTTTTATACCCCTCCATTTCCCCAAGGAATACATCAACGGTTGCTTTTGCGCCCTCGATCTGACTTCGATAAAATTCTGGCTTTATTCCCTCTGCTTTTACAAGGGTTTCAAATACGTTCGCCTGTGTCTCATACTTTGCGAGTTTTAATTTTTCTGCATCGACTTCCGCCTGCATACCAGCGACTTCAGCTTTATAAAACTCGGGCTTTATCATTTCGCCTTTGACAACAGAATCAAATACCGAAGCCCGAACCTTGTCTCTTTCTAATTGTGCAATGTAAAGATCAAGAATTAAACGCTTGCCGTCTATTTCAGCTTTGAAGAATTCAGGCTTTACAAGCTCGGTCTTTGCGATGGTTTCATAAACAGAAGCGTCCGCCTTATATCCTTCCATTTCCCCAAGGAATACCTCAACCACGGCCTTTATGCCCTCGATCTGGCTTTTATAGAAATCGGCTTTAGCAACTTCGGCACGAATCCTCGACTCAAATACATCGGCCTGAACTTTGTACCCTTCCATCCGGGCCTTGTACGCTTCAACCTTTCCCAAATAAACCTTAATAGCATAATCCACTACGGCCTTGGCCGCCTCAAACGCTCTTTGCTGATAGGTATTGGTGTCGTCTATCATCATTTTTTCGTGATTAAGACAGGACTGTATAATGAAATGGGTATTTTCCTGTGCCAACTTGGATTGCTGAATTAAAATATCATTGTTAAGATCGGTGTTTCGGCGGTCAATTTTGTTTCTGACGTCAATCACCGCACCTACAAGAGCGCCCGGTGGCAATTCCCATCCTTTTGAAGCCCAAAAGTTTTTCGCTTCTTCAAATGCAATTTCATTTTCTTCTGTCTGTCTGGCAGTTGCCCGATCCCATATAGCCTGTTCGGTGTCAGCATCAAGACCGGTTCCCCCGGCTCGGATATCCGTTAAAAGTTTGCTGGTTAATTCGTTTAAAAGATCGCTGTCATACCGGGTTTCATTGTAATAAAACATGGGTTCCGGCGGTGTTAAATCCGTGACCGGAAGATCACCGTCAAACGATGGAACATTAAACTCCGGCGGTGAAGGTATGCTCAATGCGTCCATTACCGGCCTAACTCCGCTAAATGTCGGCAGGTTTAACTCCGGCGCACCCGGAACTGAAATATCCGGTGTTTCGGGAGATGTAAGCACAAGATCCGGTATATTTGCTTCAGGAGCAATAGGCGCAGAAAAATCTCCTATGTCTGGTTCAACCCCTTCAAAGGATGGAATGTTCAAGGTTGGCGGGGTTGGTATGCTTAGTGTATCCATTATCGGTTTAACACCATCAAATTCCTGAAGGTCGAGTTCCGGCGGCGAAGGAATATCAATGTCTGGTGTTTCGGGTGCCGTTAATGAAAGATCGGGGATACTTGCTTCCGGTGCTACTGGCGCAGAGAAGTCTTCTATATCTGGTTCAACTCCTTCAAAATTAGGCATATTATATTCCGGCGGTGAAGGAATCGTTAATGTATCCATCACCGGTTTAATGCCATCAAATTCCGAAAGATCAAACGTGGGCGGCGAAGGAATATCAACATCCGGTGTCTCTGGCGAAATAAGTTCAAGATCCGGTATGCTTGCTTCCGGTGCTATCGGTGCTGAAAAATCGCTTATATCCGGCTCGACACCCTCAAAGTTAGGCATATCGTATTCGGGGGGAGATGGGATTGTCAGTGTGTCCATAATCGGCCTGACACCTTCAAATGCCGGAAGATCAAGCTCGGGAGGACTCGGAACATCTATATCGGGTGTTTCCGGTGAAATAAGTTCAAGATCCGGAAGACTGACTGACGGTGCTATCGGTGCCTCACCATAGTCTATCTCGGGTTCAACGCCTTCAAATGTCGGCATGTTGAGTTCAGGAACAGACGGTATGCTTACCCCTGACATAACCGGCGCCGCCGGACTTGTGTAGCTTGGCTTTGCGGGTATGGTTACATCTGATAACGGTTGCGCTTCGTCTAAAAGTTCCGGCCAGGTTACGCTCGGCGTGTCTGGAATATTAAAGTTAGGATCTATCGGAACAAAATTAGGTACATCTCCGATGTCGGTTTCAACGTCTTCCATTTCCGGGGCAACCGCATCCAGTGTCGGGATAAAAATATCTATCGGACTGATTTCGGGAAGTGTGGGTTCGTTTGCATTAATGGCGTCTAATCCGGTTGTCGGAATATCGTCCATTTCAACAGCGGTCCACGGCATATAAAAACTAAACCCGGCAATTTGAGCCAAATATGTTAACGCCCTGTCCCATGACTCAGTGCCGTAAATTTCAGCTATTTCAAATCGCTCCGAAACCAATGTTCCGGCACTTGAAACCGCCGCCGGAGGTGTTAAGTCGTTTGCGCTTCCCATTGGTCCTATTGACATTTTTGGCTCCTATATTTCATACTCGCATTTTTTTGTTGTTATCTTGATTTTTTCATCATCTTCAGTTACTTGAAACAATCTAAAAGTTCCACGAGCATATACTGGCCCACTATTGGGAGCTACTAAGTTTGGAATTTCATGAGTATAGTATTCTGGGGGACCACTATATTGTAAATTGTCAAACATTACAGGCTCGCTTAATTCTAATGAAGACGATTTATAGATATGGTATATCCATCTATTAATCCCAAGGTCTTCATCCTGTGGCCTATTATGTATCGCTAAAAGCACCCAAAAGTTATCCCCAGTTTTATCAAGTTCAAAGTAACGAATATACATATCTTGAACATGCCACTCCCAGTTACCATCCCACGCATCTTCAATTGGCAAACTTTCCTTCCATAAAACCTTATCTCCATTAATGGCTATCCAGTACTTATAAATATTCAAATTAATACTACTCGACTCTGTTGTCTGATACCAATCCCAGTATTCTGGATAATCCGCTTGTGGATATGGAAGTGGTGTTATATACGGCTGATACCCATAGTCAGGCATATGATGAAAAGTGGTTTCTACGCTATAATCATTTGTCCATAAACGCTCAAGAAAGAAACAGGAATACTTATTTATATCATAAGCGTTAGCCCAATAACTATTCCACGATAAGTATGTTTCAGACTTAGTTCCATACGCAATACCAGAATGTTCAAAGGATATGCTAACATGATCTTGTGCTATTGCATCGCCCCAAGCATGAGCTTCTGGATGAGTTAATGTGCCGTTAGGTGGACATCCAGGCTCAACCGTCTCGGCATACCAGTGCATATGTAAAGCTTTATGTTCTGCAAACCTATCGTCCCAATCGGCCCCAACACCAAAGCAGTTGGCTAACCAGTGTACCATTGGAATATAATCTGTTCTATTTTCTTGTTGATCGACAGAATAACCATCAAAGTAAGTCGTTGAAATGGGATCATCAGCGCCAGTAAATACAAGGTAGGACGTAAAAGAGTCATTAAGCGTATAAATTCCAGACATATCTCGCAAAGACCTGCAAACATCACCACAAGAGCAATGATCTAAATCTTCGCCATATGCATCTTGGTTTTGGAAAACAATGCTTAGTAAATAATCACCTCCAGCCCATTCACCAACCTGAGTAATAACTTCTTCCGGGTAAGCAAAACCTTCTATATCCCACATCTCTCTGAAGACTTCTTCAAACGTAGAAGCTATTTCAAAAAGATTAACCCTAATATCTCCGCCATAGATACCAGATACGGGATAGCCAGTATAAACATCTTTATTTTCAAGAATTCCTTCGTATGGCTTATCGTCAGGATCTACATCCCAATATCTTGACCACATATCTTTCCAAGATGGAAAGTAGAATGGATCTACTGTAACACCAGCTTCTCTTGCTATTGCCAGTGCAACACCATCTTCATCAGGTGGTATGACATTATCAGTTACTATAAGCGTGTAGGGAGCATTCCAAGTTCCAGGAGAACAAATAACATATCCTATCTGATTCCAGTCGCTATCATAAGCCTCAAATGCAGGAGTAAGATAAACATTTAAGTCTTTCTTTTCTTTTTTTTCTTCGAGGACAACCTTACGTTTAATTTTTTCCCCAAAAGTCGGCACATCAATATAAACCGAATCAATCCCAAACTGGCTATCAATCTTATACGCCTTGGGTTTGTTCATCCAGATATGATCAATATCGTTTATGTTTCTATCCTTCATCCCCCGAAGGTCATTCCGGGCCTGAACCATCAGTTTTTTGACATACGGGTCCGACAAATCGCCGTTAATAAAATAACGGATTCCGTACATGTTGACTTGTTTCGGCCCTTCGGTCATTATCTATTCCCCAAAAACATTACAATTGCATCCATGGCGTCCACGCTGAAATCACATCCCTTTGTGTTCTCTATCCGTGGCCGCCAATAAACGCCTCTCAAATCATTACGACCATCAACCCTATGGTATCGGTGTTGAAGTTGCCCGGTCTTTCTTGCCGGGACTAAATAGGTTTGTTCCTGATCATCATCGACCTTTAATTTTAATTTCAAATCCCCGGAAGTTTCACCGCTGACATAGGCAAATCTAACCTTTTTAGTCTCAGGCATCCCCCAGTCTGTTGTAGCCAATTCAAAAAAAGCGTCGATATCCGTTCCATCGTCGTCATCGGCATCGAACAGGGAATAAATACCATCTTCGTTTGCAGCAATCGGAACACCGTTAAACATGATCATGCTGTTAAAATTAAAGTTTGACCACTGATACAAAGCGTTTATTTTTGCGTTCAGGGCAATGGTAAGTCTTTCAGTTGCCATAATTACCTCGTATGCCTTAAAATATAATCCGCAAATCTGCTAAGATAAGAAATAGTTCCGCTTTCTCCTCCGGTTCCCCCGGTCCGGGTGTCGCCCATCACCAAAGCCGGGAGTGTCGCGTCAAGATCTCCGATTTCTTCAGAAAGAATAGACGCTTCGATTGTCAGGTTTGAAAGTGTTGCGTCAAGAGTTCCGACTTCGCCCGAGTAACCACTGGCCTCAAGGCCTAAGATCGGAAGATTTTCGTCAAGACTGATTGTATCAAGGTCACAATGGCCGGCGCCTTCTATCCTCAAACCTGGAAGGTCGGTATCCAAACTTCCGGTAACTTCTCTTCTAAGTTCGGCTTCGATCTTTAAGTCTGATAATGTTGCATCAAGGGTTAATGTTCTTGGGCCGTATGCTGTAGAAGATAATTTTAAGTTTGGTAAATCACTTTCAAGGCTTATTTCAGGAGTACAATGCGCTGTTGATTCTATTCGCAACCCCGGAAGAATGGTATCAAGATTTCCCGAAACTTCACGTTTGAGTTCAGCCTCAATTTTTAAATCCGATAACGTGGCGTCAAGAACTAAGGTTCTCGGACCATAGGCTGTAGAAGAAAGTTTTAAATTCGGTAAATCATTTTCAAGACTGATCTCAGGCGTACAATGAGCTGTTCCCTCTATTCGTAATCCCGGAAGATCGGTGTCTAATTCTCCCGAAACCTCCCGTTTAAGTTCAGCTTCTATTTTTAGATCTGAAAGTGTCGCATCAAGATTTAAAGTTCTCGGACCATAAAGCGTTGAAGAAAGTTTAAGAGCCGGAAGGTCGCTTTCAAGACTGATTTCAGGTGTACAATGGGCTGTTGATTCTATCCGCAGGCCAGGAAGATTGTCATCCAACTCCCCGGCAACTTCTCTTTTCAGTTCAGCATTGACCTTTAAATCTGGAAGTGTTGCATCGAGTATTAAAGTCCGTGGTCCATAAAGTGTTGAAGATATTTTTAAATTTGAAAGATCAGCATTCAGGTTCAACCGACAATCCAAAGACATTTCCCCATCGAATGTAGGAAATGTCAAATCCATATCCAAAACACCGGTTGTCGGTGTCGATCCTTCAGCCTCGATTATCAATGCAGGGATCTTGGCGTCAAGGGTGGCGTAAGACCCTGAAGCGGTAGCCTCGATCTGAAGATCAGGCAGTGTTAATATTCCGCATCTGGATCCGGCATAAGCCGTACAATCTAAGTCGGGAAGTGTTTCATCCAGGTTTCCAACCTGCCCGGCGGTCCCGGTTGCGGAAATTTCCAGGTCCGGCAATGTGTTATCTGCCTGAGCCCCGGTATATCCGGTGCATTGAAGATCTGGAAGATTGGCGTCTAAATCCGCACGTTCCCCTGTCTGACCTTCGCAACGCATATCTGGAAGATAAACAGGTTCATAATAACCCAATTCGCCATTATCCCCTGTTCGCCCCGTGCATTGAAGGTCTGACAACACTCCATCGTCAAGATCGATAAAGCCGATTTTCCCGAAACCGGTTAATTGAACATCCGGCAAGTCATCAACAACATAATTCCACTCGACTTCGCCGGTTGATTCCATGTCCGAAAGAGCATCGAACGTTCTCCACTGATCCACACCCCCGGTAAAAGAGGTCGGACCTTCTGCACCAGTTAATGGAGTTGCACCGGTGCCGGAAGCACTTGCACTGACATTTGCCAAAGCCTCAATCGCTGCGGTAATAAGCGTAGCTGTATTTTTGGTATCGTCAGGATCGCCGGCCCCATCGGTTCCCAGGGTAACGGTAACGGCCTTAGCTAAAATAGCCGCTGACATTGCCTGATCTACACCGACACCGGCCACAACCTCAATGGTATAATTATTCCCGTCAGTTCCGGCGGTATCAACGGTTGTTGTAACTACACCGTTATCACCGGCCCCGATATCGGCGGTCGCGGAAATGGCGTTCGACTGATGCGCATGGTTAATATTGGCATCAGACTTCAGGTTAGATAAATCGTCGTCTAATTCAAATACATTTCCGATACTGACAACTAAATGTCTCCGGGTTTCATAAGTCGCATCTGCCGAAAATGAGGATGAATCAGCATAGTCACCATAATCCCGATAAGTGACGATATCGGCCTCATCCCCGGTTGCCACTTCCACATACGGCATATAGGAATGAGACGCCCCAAATTCCATAGAAATGATAAGACCCTTGGTAGGGTCTATATCATATTCCACATAATCCGAGTACTTTACGGCGCTATTGTAGGTAACAGCGGCAACACCGCTAAACAAAACAGCAGTAGGAGTTCCGTCAAAGGCGGAATCCGCTGTTGCTCCCGATGATTGACCGACATATACTGCGTCAATATAAACGTTTTGAGTTGAATAATACCCAAAACCAATTCGAAATTTACTACACTCGGTTAAAAGGGCCGGGGGTATCCATACCCGAAACGTATAATCGTCGTCGTAATAATACGCATCGAAAACACTGTTATCATATGGCCCAAATACAAGCTGCCCCATAACTTAACCCCTTTCGTTTGAAAAAGATTAAGATTAGGAACCGTACTGCAACGGCAATGTCAGCGTAAACGTATCAATGGTGTAAGTGGCATCGTCCACAATGGTTGTACTGGACATATTCAGGTTTGCACCGCTTGTTCCGATACTTCCATCAATTCTCGGCAATGTGGTACTAAGGGCTCCGGCATCTGTCGCATTGGCACAAAGCCTGAACCATCCGGCTGTACCACCGCCACCAATACCAACCCCGGACCATGTTTGATCCGCGCATTTCGATAAAGTTCCGGCTGAATAATCGCCAAATTCAAGGCCGTTGGCCTCGGCACCGGCAACCCACGCACCGGAAGAATCGGTAATTTTTACAACATTCGTACCCGAAGCGGCGGTGTCAGCCGTAGCAGGCTGGGAACCGGTATAGATATACAGAATACCATTCCTGAAAATGTCTTTCAGGCATCCACCCTTGGCGGCACAAATAACGCCTGCGGCGGCAAGTGCTTCGTCCGTATTAATAACCGCACCATCGAAAGTCAATGTCAGCGCAGCCACAGTTTTGATCCGAAGGTCGGTAAGTGCTGTATCATTGGCGGCTGTAGTACACCCTGTTACTTTGATTATATCCCCAGCTACAAATCCGTCAGTGATCCAACTGCCTGCATCCCTGGTAATGGTGTCATCACCACCAGTAATATTCAATTCGATTGACGCATCACTTCCTGTGGTAATTGCGGTCACCGTTGCCTGCCCGCCAAGCATTAAATTTCTCAATCCTGTTGAAAGTCGTAAAGCCATTTTGTTCTCCTTTCAAATAAAAAGCCCGAATGAGAAATACATCTCAATCGGGCCGTTTGGGGTCCTCTTAAAGAGGATCAAAAAGTATCCGTTATAATATTTTGTTTATGGGTCCATAATTCCGATATATCTGTGATCGTACATAAAACCGCATCCGGTTAAAGCGGTTGGCAAATCAACCTTATGCTCGGTTAAATTAACGAACTCGCCGCCAGGACCACCAAAGCAAACACCTTCTTTGGACAGCCACAACAGGCAGGCACTTCCGCCCTTGTCTAAAATCATGGCGTTTCCGTCCTTGGTAAAAATTAGGCGACCGATAATTTTAACCTCAGTCCACTTGATCGCCGGGTAATCGGCAATTTTTGTGATATCCAAAGCTTTGGCGTCGTTTCCGGATAAAAACAAGGTCTCTTTATCGGTGCTAACATAAATACCGTCCTTAACCGCTTTAAACATCACGACTTCACGGTCGAACGGAAGATAGCTTTTGCGCTCAAATGTCGAAATGTCAAACAGTTCGCTATACGGCACGATCTTGCCCTGAACAACAAACATACGCCCGGCATAATACTCGAGGTCAGTGCCTATAGGAGGATCGGTAAACGCTTTTGTGGTAACAGGACCGTAATAAGTCGGCATATTCCAGCCGTAGCTTGTGCCTTCAAAGACATATCCGCGCTCAAACCCATTACAGTAATAAACGATATCATCCACCTGTCGGCATCTGAGCCGTGCATTAGGCGTAACATTCCGGATTGCGGTATAGCTGTAATCCTTATTCAGCACACAAAGCGCGTCGCCATGGACAAAAAGACAATCCCTGCCCTCACAAAACAAACTGTGGCATCCAGACAAATCAACCTGCTGCGTAAATCCCTTGCGTCTTGATATCCTTCCGTCGTCGCTGATATCAATATTCTCGCAAGCAGCAAGTTCCTGAACGCCTGTCTTGGTGTTATATTGAATCCTTGCCGGATCTTCTTGGGTGTTTAGCCCTGTGGACCCGGTAAAGAGTCTAATCTTTTTGGCCATTAACCATCTTCCTTGACATCCGTGAGTGCAGTTCAATGTTATCGATCTGTCGATTCTTAACCGTTAAAGAAATATGGATCTCTCCATCGTTAATCATTTGAAGCTGATTAAAAAGGTAGAAGGACACGACCTGATTGAACTTGGAAACACTATTTTTAACGGTTTCCATCGCCGCTTTTTGCTCCGGGGTTAATTCCGGCATCTTGGGTTTTTCTTCGTCAGTCATATAAAATCCTCTTCGTTATAATCGTAATAATCCGGTTTGGCATCTCTCGGACCTACAAACATCTTCAGTTCGGCAAGCGCCTGGGCAAACAACCTTTGGTATTTATCCGTTTCAGGGGTCTTTCCGTCTTCGTCTTCTTTCTCCGAAAAAATATCCCAACAGGCGAAATTAACCAAAAGGTCTTCCTGTAAGTCTTCTGGAATACCGTCCGGCTCATCGTCTGAATTGGCGGTCATGGCCACCGGGCGCCTGAAAAAATGAAGCGTCAACGTGTCCGCATCCGACGGGATCGGCTGAAAATACAACCGGCTTGCGCGAACGCACACCTGTTGAACGTCTCCCGCATCATCGAGGGTCGGCCACTTGCCCAAGAATTTGATCCACGATTCTTCGATGTAAACCTCATTGTCTTGGCTGGCGCTCGAAACAAAGAAAAGGCTTTTGTCTTTCTTGTGGAAGACATTACCCTCATCAGACGGCAGGGAAACATACGGGTCTGTACTCGTTTCAACCGTGTCAGACGATTTAAGGTCGGGAAGATCAACCAGGTTGGCGATCCTCCCGACGCCTTTGTTGAGCTTGTCAAGAATCCTCTTGGGCGTAAAGGACGCATCGTGGATCTTTTCCTTGACACGTTCTATTAATTCACGGCTTTTCATCAGGGCACTCTACACTTTGGATCAAGTTCGAGGATCATGTTGAATACCGCAATGGCCGCACAATCCGAAGTCGTAAACAAGAGAATGTCGCCCTCTTCACAAACTGTATTCCCGTTTGTGGCGTCCGGCGTCCATGATACATGCGCTGTGTTGGCCGCAATATCATTGCCAAAAAGCAATACTCCCAAGGTCACGGATTGAGTGTTATTGGTAAGCGTTACGGTTTCGTCGTCGCCGGGATCAGCGTCAACAACCCCGATCAAGTCCCGTACCGTGCATCTGTACGGGCATATGAAGGGTAGCGTTTCAACTCCGGCAACGCCTAAAAGATGTACTGGAAATCTGATGTCTTCATCCATGTTGGTTCTCCTTATAATAATGGTTATTTACGACTGGGTAACAGTTGCGCTACCCAGTCGGAGTTATTCAAACCTTACACAACCTTACGCAGGCTCATCAAAATTCGTGTGCCGTACATGGGCCTTTCTGTGGTTCGTGGTCAACTGCCCCATGAACCGCTGATCCGCCGTCCACACATCGGGCTGATCGTTGTTGGCTTTCCACACCGGAGGCGTAAAGTTATACATACTGTGCGCTCGAAGCCTCAGATATCGAGTATTCAAGCAATCGCAGTACCCAGCGGTCTGGCGATCATCGGCCACAACCGGCTGACCCTTGAAAAGAACATTCTCAAATCCAGCATCGGCCATATCCACATCTTTATACCGCGCCTGGACCTGAAGGGTTCTTTCAAAACCGTCCTTCAAAAGATCCGTGGTGATATACAGGTTCGGCTTATCCTTATCGTTCTGGCCGATATTCGGGGTTCGACGGCACTTCTGAAGGTTCTTGAAGTTGATTGCCTCGGCGGTATCAATAAGATTCGCCTTCCAATCGGCCATATCATCCTCTGCGATTGAACCGTATGCGGTTGCCGTTACCGTGCTAAACAGGTTTCCCAGGCCGAGGAATGAATAACTATCCGCTGCAGAAGCGTAAATATCCGTCCCCATCTTTTTCCGGATGGTTTTCTGGATATTTTTAATCTTCAGGTTGGCCAGGTTGATCATTGCGGCATCACCGGCATTCTTGATTTTGTCGTTAAGGTCAATGGTGTTACTTGAAAAATACCCCGCCCATCTGAACCGAGCGGCATTGGCAAGGTCAACCTTCCCCTGGTCAATCCTTGTGACGTTTCCATAAGATCCGCTGTTGGATTCTGCGTATTCGAGCGGAACTCGAATCATCATACCGCCGTCAACGGTTTCATGGGCCTTGACAAGCTCGTTGTCGAGGTTGCCATTTCCTAGCAGTTTCCAAAGCAGTACGTTATCGAGAAAGTAAATATCAGTAGTCGTTCTTTCCCAATAGTCTAAAGTTGTCGCGTTAAGTTCATCTAATGTAAGTGCCATCGTTAAATTCTCCTATAGTGAGAACTAAGCCTGACCCCTCATTTTCTTCAGCGTTTCCATTTGCGCTGCAAGCATTTTGTCTTCGGACAGGGGTTCTTGCCTAGTTGGTGTTCTTGGTGCTAAACCCCCAGGTTCTTTGACAACGGTGTCCGCGATATCGGCTCCCTTGGCAATTCTTTCGGCTTCGGCCTTGCCCTCTTCAAAGCGCTGATCGGCCTTGTACTGAAAATAGGCAACGGTCTCATCGACCAGGATAGGATTCTTGTCGATATAGGGCTGTAATACCCCGGAGGCCACAACCTCGGCATAGTCCGGATGGTCTCTGTGCCACTCTGATTCGGCGGTTTCAGCGTCCTTGTCGATTAGAATCTCCTGTGTGCGCTTGTTGGACTCGGCAACGGCTTTCGCCATGGTCATTTCGGCGGTCAACGCATTGGACTGTTTCACCGCTTCCGTGACTGAAATATCCCCGACCTCCAATTTTTCGTAAATCTCATTGAGCTTTGCGTCATAATCGGTGATCGGTTCCTGTTTCTGCTTGTCGGCTTTGTCCCTCTCGGCCAAGGCCGCACGGTGTTGAGCGACTTCATTTCTCAGGGTCCCTAACTCCTTGCCCTGAGTTCCGAACTTCTTCTCAAGATCGGAATAGCCTTTTGCAAGCTCTTCAGCAGTTTTGAATTGACCAAAGGTTTGCTCTTCCTTTTTCTTACCCTCATCAGGTTGCTTGTCCGGCTTTGCCGGGGCATCCTTGTTATTGGGTTCGTCAACGGGAGCAACCTTTTTCGTTCCTTCGTCGTCTTTGGTTCCTGGCATCTTTGCCTCTCTTTCAGGACCGTTATACGGCTACCCTGTGGTTAGGGACTGTATTTCAAGCTACCCCTTCGTTAAGTGTTAATAAAAAAGCCCGGTATAAAATGGGTGCCTTCGCATTATCCATTCCATCCGGGCTGTTTAATATCCCTCTCGGGATTAAAAAGTATCCGTTATGTTAAACCTTAAAAAACAAACAGACAGTAGGTTTATTCTATTCGTTTGAGCACATTACACTTCTTTGATTCGCCAAAACACGCTCTATGGTCTTACCGTTATCGTTAAGAATATAAGCAACTGTATCAAAAATTATATCAATCTCTGAACCGTCATTCTTGACGCAGTTCAAGCGCATTTTGCATGCCTCCATACAGGTTGCGCCCCCAACTACGTTTGATACCTGTTCGCCACAATCCTGAATTAAAATGTCTGTCGCCCTTAAAGGTTCGGCATTGTCAAATCCGTTAGACTTGTGAACCTCTTTAATATTGTCAATCATAATATATTCCTCTCTTCCTGAATACCTTTCTACCTTTACTATCATGTCTATCTCCTTTCTATCTACTGCCTGTCTGTTTCCTTCTAAAAAATCTGTTATTCGGCGCGGCGATAAAGCTTTCCGTCTTTCCCTCTGAAAATAGTACCTTCACCTTTAGGCTTAACCTTTTTGCGCTTACTGGCCGGCGTCACCTTGGGTTTATTCGACGGTCCACCGCCCAAACCCTCGGACAACCGTTTCATTGGTCGTAAATTCTCGACGGTTTTGCTTATCTTCTTTCTCGCTCTGTCAAGTAATCCCATTATATCATCCTTAGATTTCGATGTCCTTTTTCAATGGGCTCGATCTTTTTCTTGGCCACAACCTCGGCCAGATCCTTACGGTTCACAATCGGTCGCTCATCATCACCCTGGATACTCCCTCTGAGTTCATCATTGATCCAGCTCGGGGTATCCGTATGAATAGCACCGGCGGAGATAATCCGTTTTGACCGGCCACCGCACTCGGAGCATTTCTTAAACTTTGAGCTGTTGTATTTTATTTCGATTAGCTCGTCGATGTTTCCGCAGGCTTGACACTCGTATTCATAAATAGGCAATTTATACTCCTTCCTTTTGGATTCTATAGCCTATTACTTCCGCAATACCCTTTTGAACTTCATCATCTGTTTCCTTGCACACATGAATGGAGTATATTGAAGGAAAATAAGGCGGTGTTGTGCAGCCCACTGTCGGTAATTGTTTCAGCTCTACAATAGCCGCCAAAACAATATTGGCCATTTCTTCAGTTACAAAAAGATCATCTTCAAAAACAGCGCCACAATTACGACATTTATATTGAATTTTTGCTTGTCTCATCTATACCCCTTTCCCCACCGCCGGATTCTGCCTAACACCCGCCGGAGGCGTTTTCCCCTGTATGCCTTTGGGTTTCCCAACAGACTCAACACCGGATTTTTCTTTTGACCCACCCGGGCCTTGATCCGGCTGCATGACATATTGTTTCAAAGCATATGCCGTTTCTTCATCCAGACCCGCAGCGATTAGAATCTGCAATGCCTGGTCAACCTGGCCCTCGCCGGCACGTTCGATAATCTTCTTCCAGTTCGGGAAGTTCAACGCTTCAAGAAGGGCTTGCCTGTCAATTGCGCCTTTATCATAAAGATCCTTGGCCTGTTCTTCGACCTGTAATGATGTCCTCGGCATGGTGGACCCGGATTCAACCACAAAGTTAAACTTTCGGCCTACAAGATCAGTTCCCCGGAAATCCATTCGGTCACCGTCAACCTCAATCGGTTCCTTAATGAATCCAAAGTTCTGATCCATTGAGATTTTCCACTTGCCCCTGTTCTCCACCAAACCGTCAACGGCGATAATCTTCTCTTGAATCAGTACGGCGTTTCGCTCCTGAAGGGCGACAATAGCGGAAGCGGCAACGACTCCCCTGGGGCCTACACCGCGATCAGCGTCTTCAATCTGGTAAATACGGTCAAAGAATGTTAAAACGAGGTTCAATATCTCAATGAAGTTGCTCGGCAGATTCGGTACCGGCTCAAATCGAATACCGTTGACATGCGCCACCTTTTCAACCATATAGACCCGGTTCGGATCAGAGTTGATCATGGCTTTTGTCAATCCGGTCTCTTTTGCCACGATCAGCGGCGGAAACATGACCCGCATAACCCATGCCAAAAGACGCGACATGATTTCATCAACCTTTTTATTGAGATCTCCCACTTGATCGAGTGCACTGAATCCCCATGGCGATGTGGTATCAAGGTACGAATTGACTTTATAGAAAGGGAATCTCCCCCATGCGTGAGTTTCTTTTACCCGGTCCATCGGTAGTGCCCAGTTTATATTTGGATTAGGCGTGTCCTCTAAAACCAATTGCCCTTGATTGGTGAAAAGGATTCGCCGGATATCGTCCGGGTATTTCTTTTTCGTGGTTTTCTCAATAACCGGGTTGCCCTCAAGGTCCTCGCCCACTACATTCTCGGAGGTAGTTGTCTTGGTATAGGGATCTCGCACCCACAACTCTACGACAAGAGCTCTTTTCTGAAGATAGGTACTTCCATCCACAACCGGGTGCATGTTTGGATCTGTATAATTCCCGGCTGCGGCCACCGATCCCGGATAGGTGTCTGTCGGTACGGGGCGGGTCTCGGACCTGGCCTCTCCCATGGAAGAATAAACTTCGTCAGGTTTAATCGTTCCCGGATCTAATCCGTATCGTTTTTCCAGCACATCGCAGTTTTCGGCAAACGCTTTGCAAAAATACGGGCAATCCTCATCAAAATTCTTCCAGTTACCGGGTGCCGGGAAACAGGCAAAACAATCCATGACAACAATGTCGCAATCGTTTTTCTTGCCCATCCACACCGGATGCTCGACGGTGATTCCGTACTTTTCCATCTTGAGGGCGGTTTCTTTGAGCTTGACTTGCTGTTTGGTCTCTTTCCACCATTTACGATTACGGGCGGTCAAGGCCATATCCGCATTGTCTTCACCGGATTCAAGGTCAACGACTTCGGCCACCGGACGCCGGGCGGTTATGTTGGATACGGTTCGTATGACGTTGGTAAAAAACAGGTTGACCGTAACCTTTGACTTGCTTTTCTTGCGAAAGGCCGCGCCTTTTTGCCAGTGGTCGCCTCGATACATGGCGTATGCGTGTGTCCACTTGTGCGGAAGTCCCTGGCGCTCCTTTTCCCTTTGGGCATCTTCGAATAGAAGCTGGCCGAACTTTCCAACCGCTTCCTTGTCTGTGTCCGGCGGTAAATTCGCAATATTGTAAGTTTTAAACATTCAACGTCCTCAAACGAAAAAGGCCCGATAAAACTCTGCACGAGTGGGAGGTGGCACTCTGCACGTTCTATCGGGCCGCGTAATACCCGTTTCCGGGTTAAGGGGTAACCGAGTTTATGTTATTTATTCAATTTCCAACTTCCTCTTAGGCATCAAATAAGCATTATTAATCATACCCTGCGTCATATTGACTTCAAGATTGACAGGCCCGGTCATGCCCTTAAAATGGGCCTTGGTCAGCTGTTTGGAATATTTAGCTATCAGATTATTCAAGCGCCGGGAGAAAGCTTCACTCGGCATCTGGACGTTTTTTACACCATCGTTTTTCATGTATGATTCTACCCTTTGAAGTCGGAAATAGTTCACCGCAGTATCGGCATTCAGTACCTTCGTAATCGTCAGTTTCTTCAATAATTGCTGTGGTTTCCTGCTCTCGGGTGATAAACGTATAATTATCATTCGACAGCGGATTACCACAACCCGGACACGGCCCGATTCCCTCTGACGTTAAATCACAATCATGGGGGATA